ATGACTAGCAGGGCAACGCCTGCAGCGATCAGGCTAAATGGGTTTAGTGCCATGGCAATGTTGGTGACAACAATTGCTGCTGCGACTGCTCCAATAGCGGCGGCGATAGCCAGGAATGCTTTGGGGTTGTCTTGAGCCCATGCGGCAAACTTGTTGAGCACGGGAAGCACGGCTTCGAGTACAGGTAGCAGAGCTGCACCAATTGACTCTTTTGTTTCGCCAATGGAGTTTTTAAGAATTTTCATTTTGCCTGCAGCGGTCTCCGCACTTTTAGCAGTAGCCCCGCCAAAGGTTCCACCGAGCACGTCCATGACTTCATTCAGGCTTGCGCCTTCTTTAATCATGGTTGACATTTCTGGGGACAGCGAACGAAGCGCCTTAAAGTTGCCTTGGTAAGCCTTGGCTAATGCGTCAGCAACGCTGGCAGAATCCATGCCGGTAGCCGTGCTGATATCCATGACAAGGTTCATGTCGTTCATGGCAATGCCAACATCTTTTGTACCGCGCACAAGTGCTTCTAATGCTTTGCGATACTCGGTGTCAGCAACGCCAGACGCTCGACTCATTGCGCTGATCTGTTTTTCTACCTGTGCAGTCTGTGCAGCGCCAGCGCCAGTCACATTTTGCAAAGTAAGAGCTAAAGCCGATTGCTCCGCCTGATCTTCCATTGCGGCTTGAGTCGCGTCGCCCAAAGCAACAGCCAAACCAGCAAGCGCGGCAGCTGCAGGGACGGCAGCCTTCTTAATGGCAAACTGGGCTTTCTGGCCTGTGGTCTCAAGTTGCTTAAATTGGGCGATCGCTTTCTTAACGCCCTTGCCGTCAAACTCGCTGATGATCGGGATGTTGATTGCCATTACGCGGTCTCTCTGTTTGCTTCGTCCATGACGCGCTTCACTAATTGACCCATCTCGGACATGACATCATTTTCGCGTTGCACGTACGCTTTCCACATTACTCGCGAACGCTCTCCATATCGTGCAGTTAGTTGACGGCCCAATGCACCTTCTTTGGACGTGTCAAACATGGTGCCAGTAGCGCCCTGCCATTGAATGACAAACGTGCCTACGTTGCTTTTATTTCCGCCGTATTCCTTGATGTTTCGCGTGTTGATCTTGGCAGCGATCTTTTGCTTCATGCCAGGTACCCACGGCAACATCTTGAACCCTGATCGGGTTGACCAGTTGCGCGCCATACCAGACAAAGGAACGCCAGTAGGGACAAGCGCGTTTGCATCGTCAATGACGGGCTGGACAATCTTCTTGTAGTCCTTAGTGATTTCTCGACGCAGAGATTTGTCGATCTTGTTGAGCGTTTTTAAGGCTTCCTTGAGCCCGACGACCTCAATCTTTGCCGATACTTCATTCACATCATCTCCGTTTGTTCTGCTCGTTAAGCACTTTAATGACAGTCGCTAGATCGCGTGCGTCAAACGGAATGTCGTTAGGCCACCAACCGACCCCGACTAGAACCTCTGCTAGTTGGCGGCGGTAGGTGCCGCGTCCGTAGGGTTTGGGTCTGTCTCGTCCAGTACCGGCAAAATGTCGATCTCGGGGTTTTTACTAAGCCATTCGCGCCAGTTGTCACCAACCTGCTCGCCTTTGATCTTTAAGATTGTGTGCATCCAACATGCGTAATCCGAATACAACGGGTTAGCCGAGAGCTGTTGAATGTTGCGACGCTCAAGTCGTTCCCATTCAGTAACCACAAACAGGTTTGTGTAGTAATACTCGGGTGCGCTGTCAGGCGTGCGCTTTAATTGCAATTTAATTTTCATTTGTTCTCCTATGTCGGCTTGGAGCCGTTAATTACGGTGTGACGTCAACGCTGTATGTGCCACCTTGGAACTCAATGTCAAAGGTTGAGAGTTCACCAAGGTTGGCGTTAATTACAGGAATTGAAGCAAGATAAGTCTCACTTAAAACAAAGCCAGGGTTAGTTGACCCGTCCGAGCCAGTAGTTGGGTTGACTTTGACATAGCACTTGGTGCCAAGCAATGGTGCAAGAACTGCGTATGACTCTGAAGCTGCATACGATGCGTACACCGTCAAGGTAAGTGAGTTGCTGAACAGGCCTGCTGTCATTGTGCGCGACGTGGAGCCAAATGCGGTGTCTTCGAGTGCTTCTGCAGTAACAGTCAATGTTGCTGCGGAGACCTGATCGGTAATGTCAACAATGCCGGCAAGGGTTGTGCCGACTTTGACTACTGGGTTAGAGAGATACGTGCTAGTTGCCATGATTGCTCCTTAAGTTCTGATCTGATAGTAGATGATTCGTGTTGCTTAGTTGTGGATTATGCGGTCTGGGCTTGAATAGCGCAATCAAGGTCGTAGCACGGGTACAACGCGCCACCAATCTCAAGGCTTGACGGACGTCCAGCCATGACAATGATTGACGAGCCAAGCACGCTTGCGACAATGCCCAAAATTGAGCGGAGCACCGGCAGACCTGCAGGCCCAGAGCCAATGACCTTGACAGGAAACTCGAGGCGCACAATGTTGCCGTTGCCAGCAAACGTGGTGAAGTTTGGTGCGTCCAAATACACGCAATTAGGCACAAGTTTTGTTGGGTCGTTTATGACGCGCAATCCTGATACAGCTGTAAGCGTTGCGGTGACGTCATCAATTGCTTCGTTAAACAGGTCGGTGTAGGACATTAGGCAACCGCTGGACGAGGGATGCCAAGCAGTTGCTTGACAATCGGGGTCAGGCTTTGCTGTGGTGCCGAACCCATGCCATCAAACGTGGCGTAGGTTGCCTCTATTGAGCCACGGGAGCGCCACAAGGCCGCACAGTACATCAAGGTGCCCAAAGTTGCGTCACCGCCAGGAGAGGTCGTTAGGGAGTCGATATAACCCGATTCCTGACGCCTGCGATAGCAGAACTGGTTGCCAGCAGACACCGATTGCGTGAGCAACGTGTAATCGTCTGACGGGTTCGTGATCGTGATGCCAAGGTAGGTCATAACCTGCGCGGCAGTTACCCACGTACAAACAGGGTCATTAGCAACAGTCCCAGACGCGGCGACACGCTCAACATCGCTTGCGGTCTTGGCGTAAAGCACCTGATCGGCAATCGGTACTTGATAGTCGTAGAGCAAATCGCCCTGTGTATCAATGCCTAAAAACAAATACTGTGGCAATGCGCGCACCGAGTATGTGCCGTTGAATGTTGCGTCAACTCCAGCAACCGTGATTGAACTGCCGACTGCAATCTCCGATGGGGTCAGGAGTTGCAGTACGGCAAAGTTGTCAATCAGGTACTTGTTAGTAACTGTGTATGTAGCCATGAGCGGTTGCTCCGCTCTCGACTAGGCCTGGGTGATCTTGCGAATCATTCCAGAGATTGCAGCGAACGTGGATACGTAGCCATGGAATGACATGTTGCGTCCCAAGACTGACGGCTGTTCAACGCTCATGAGGCCACGGATTGATTCGTAGAACTCGTAAGCATCGCCTGCACCTTGACCAACGCGGGTAATGATCATGGTCTTGGCAGCGAAGTTGCTGTCAACTACCAATTGCAAACCGAGTGGGTTGCCGTTCCATGAAGATGCCTGACCGCCACCAAGTGCGTTCTGACCGGTGAGGCCTGCGCCGATGAATGGGAATACTGGACGGCCAGTTGTGTCGGCGAGCTGTCCAAGTTGACCCCATACGTCTGGGCTTACGAACATGTGGGTAGGTGTCCAGTTGCGGTTTGTTGAAATGTCAACTGCGGAGTCATAAACAGACTTAAGCAAGTCGGCTACGGTTCCGTCCCAAACGCCTGACGAAGTTGCTGCGGTGAGCAAGTTGTCTGCAGCCAAGTTGTCAGAAGCGATCATGTATTCGCCCATGAGGTCATTCAAGATCAACTGCATTGCTGCAGGTGAAGTGAAGTCAATGTCCTGAACTGACAGCGTTACTTGGCCAGCAAGTGTGGTTTTGCTGATTGAGTTGGATGCGATCACCATGGTTGTTGCTGATGCTGAACCAAGTTCTGATTGCGATGCAACGCTGGTGTGCGTGGTGATTGTTGGACGAATAAAAGTCTTTGACTGTCCGCTGTCTGGGTAAGCGCGAGCGCCAACTGCATCGACTACTGGACGCAAGAAGTTGAGGTCTTGAACCAATGGCCCAAGTACTGGAACTGGCAAAAGACCAGGTGTGTCAGTCGTAAGCACGTCACCTGCAGCTGCCTGCAATGCGGTGCGCTTTGATGCGGTGTAATCAGCAACTGCAGCGTTCATGTTCTTGAACGTGTCGCCACCGATGTGATAAGCGGCCATGAACTCGCCTGCGGTTGGCAAGACGAATTCTTTTTTAGCCTGTGCAAAAATTGGTGCAGTAGGGATTGTTGCCTCAACTGCTGGTGCGGTTACTTCTGACATGGGTTCATTCTCCTGTTCTGGGACTACTTCTTCATTTAACACTACTTCTTCTGGCTCTTGGTGGATACTCGCTGCGACGCTGGCGATGTTGGCCATGTCACCAAACGCGCCGATCGGAACGAGCGACAACTCTGTCCAATCCGCTGCTTCGATAATCATGGTTCCTGCTTCGTCGTATGAGAACTTGACTGGATTTACCCCAACCGAGACTTGGTCAATTGTGCCGTCCTGCGCCATGACCAAAGCGTCGTTGCCAAGGCTGGTTGCGCTGATCTTGGCGCTAAACATCATTCCCTGCTCGGTATCTACGCGCTCAGTAACAACACCAACTGGCATGCTTGCGTCATGGTACATGAACAGGCGCGGTGCTTTGCCCTCGACTGGCAATGAGCCTGGACGGAAAATCACAGCTGTGCCATCCGAAACCGTTGCCGGCACGTTGTAAGGAACGGCGGTTCCGCTGATGGTGCGTCGTGGCGCGTCGCCTTTAGCGGCGTCTAGCGTGAAATCTCCTGAAATTAATTTGATCATGATGCGATCTCCTCTTGTGTATTTTCTTCAATGTTTATTTCTTCTCTGTCCATGCTGTCGGCCATAAAGTTTTCTTCCAAGTATTCGTGCGCGTCAAACTCCACGTATGTTCCGCGCGGTAGCACGTTGTCCATTGACAGCGCGCCAGCAATTGCGTCGGCATACAACTTGACGCCAAACAGATACAGGTCTGCTCGAGCCTGCTGTGAAGACTGGTATGAGTATGCGCCAGTCGCTACGCCGACAAGGTATGGCGGGACATTTGCGAGCCTGGAGCATTCAAGACTTTGGTATTGCGATGCTTCAATCAACAGCATCTTGTCAGGCGTTGAATTGGTTTCGGTGTAAGACAAATATTCGTTTAGCGCGGCGGTCTGATTAGTTGCGCGCGCCGCATTAAACGCACTAGCAAGATCAGCAAGTTCTTGAGCGCTAAGTGGTTCGCCACCAGTCTGCTTAAGTACGCCGGCAGGAATGCTTGACGATGCGTTGCGGTTGCGCGCTGCTTCAAGTTTAAGTGCGGTTTCAATTGCACCTGGTGCCGAGTAAATCAAGCCTTGTGATGGCGACAAGAATTGCACAAGGTTTGCTGGGTCAATTTCTCCGCCTTGGAAATACACTTGCGATGATGGGGCAAACCAAACAGGGCCAGCCATGTCGGTCGTAGTGATTGAACCTGCTGGCAGTCGAGTAAACGCCGCGGGATAGCCCGAAGCATATCTCTCCGTGATGTACCAGAAAGCCCGACCGAACATCATGAGATCGTCCAGCGTCCATGACATAAGAAATTGAAAACTTACATTTGGGTCTGGTCGGCGTATCCAAGAGCGTGGCTCAATATAAAACTTTGACATTTCTTCTTCTGCTGGATCCCAAACTTCGTTGTACATTCGCAATGGCATTGAGCCAATAACTGATGCCATCAGATCGCGCGCACGGTTAATAGTTGGGACGCTGATCGCCGCGTTACGCGCTTCGCCTTCGCGGTAGGTGTAGTACTGGCCGATCATGTTGACGCCAACATTTGACGACGAGTAGCCAGGCGCAAAGCCACCAGCTGCAGCCGCTTTTACTGGCGCAGGGCTAATTGCTGCTTTGCTAATTTTGCGATCAAATAATCCCATAGTCCTACTTTGCCATATAAGTGGCAACCGCACGAGACTTATCCGATTCCGACAAAAGGCAAGAACGTGCGGTCGCCGACGAGAATGTTAGTGGTTAACGGCAACCAGCATGGGTTTACCTGTGTGGGCTGGACGCGCACACATGCCAATCCCCCAGACCATTGTTCGCGCCAACTCAATCGGGCCAGGTGAACGCTTGCTCGAGAGCACGATCGTGTTATCGGTGCGTACCGCAACAGCGCGCTGAACATGTTCTGCTAGCAGTTTTTCTCCCGTGTGTAACAGTCGCGCTTCGGCAATCATATTTTTGGCGAGCGGTGTAAACCGTCCTAGTTCCGCATAACCCACGACGACTCGGCGGCGCTCGATGTTTGGTGGGCAGGTTGCGTCCACGGTCGGCGATAAGGCAAACCTGATTGTGGGGTCTTTGGCGAGTTCTTGCACGTTGTCCCACAGCTCTGTGATTGACTCGGCGATAAAGGCCACGGTGACAAGCACTCGACCGTCTGACAAGTTGACGCATCTAGTTGCGCTGTATCGAGAGTCATCCAGCGACGATTCAATGGCTACGACGCCACCGCTAGGGATATCCCCTGTGTACTCAAGGGACGGCCAGCGTCCTGGTTCAATCCATCCGCGGACAACACTCACCCAAAGGTTTAGGGATGCGCGCAAGAATGATGCCCGATCGGGGTTTGTTGATTCTTGTCTAATTGTGTCCATGTCCAGCGTGTGACCAAGCGCAGGATTACCCCATGCCCATGACGCTGGATGCAGC